GCTGTTTTCTTATCTAGATCATCTGTCAGTTGAGGAGCTAGAAGCCCCTCGTAATTGGATAATGACTTTGGATACCTAGCGGGCCAAACGTAGGGCTTATAGGCTCTTTCAGCTAAGCGCCTGTAGCAAGTAAATACGTTTTGCGGAGTACCCAGGAAGATGATTCTTGATTCTTCTTTAGGTGTGAGGATTGATTCAGCTTCAGTGATTAGTTGTAGAAGTTTCTCTCTTTGCATATCTGTTGCGCTATTAAGAGGAACCTCAACGTCATCGAAGATAAGAACATCTCCACGGCTTCCAGTCATAGAAGATGTAATACCTACAGACTTACAGCTGGGAGCTTGGTGAGGGGCAGCGGGTCCAACATCAAAGCTTATGCGTGACCATCTTTGATCATCAGATTTAGGTCCAAGATGATTAAGCCAGGGGATATCTAGGATTAGTTTTTGACAGAAGATAGAGAAGTTATCAGCTCTTTCTTTAGAGGCACTAATAACAAGAATCTTTTTATCAGGATCTTTATAGAGAGTCCAGAGAACAAAGGCGGCTGTAATCCAAGATTTGCCTACACCTCGAAAGGCTTGGATCTGTAATCTTTTAGGACCGTTTTGAAGATGTTCAGCTATTGATAGTTGCGCTCTAGTGGGTTTAGGTAGGTTTAGTTCATGCCAAACAAGAGTAAGAAAAGCTCTAAAATCTTGTCTAAGTTTTATGTCGAGCTTTTGTATATCTGTGGTCATAATAAAAAAGCCCCCAAAGAGGAGGCTGTATAAAAGTTAAGCAGTAACAGTAATAGTTAAAGCCTTTTCAAATGATTGACCCTCAGAATCTGTTGCTTTGATTCTGAAAGCTTTTGTATCGTTAGTAGATACAGCACCACCTGTATAGGTGAGTGTTGTTCCACTAATAGCGAATTGAGAGTTATTAGTTGAACCTGATCCACTTACAAGCGTGAAGCTGATTGTAGGATCGCTAGAAGTAGCACTAAGAGTTCCAACAGTAACAGCTGTTGAACTACCATTGTTTCCATTTGAAAGTCCTCCTGTATGAGCTATGTCTGTTGGAGGGTTTCCATAAAGGATGCTAGTAGCACCTCCATTTGAGTTTGTACCAACAGCGTGATATCTCTGAATATTTGCATCAAGGATTACTAGAACATCTCTAACTGAGCTAGAGGTAGTGATATTTGCTAGAGCTGTATCAGCAGTTGAATCAATAGCGATAGTTGCATAACGATAGGCTCCAAGAGTCCCTACTCGTCTTTGTGCGTTGGCTGTAAAAGTTTCAGCAGTCATTTTTTTAAGCAGTTAATAAATTTAAAAATTGAAATAGATCTAAAGATCCTTTTTTCTGGTTACAGGTCAAGCAAGCAGTAACGCAATTGTTAGCAGTTGTTTCACCACCTCTACACCGAGGCCGTACATGGTCGATAGTGAGTTGTTCAGTTGATCCGCAGTAGACGCAACGGTTCTGATCCCTAAGCTTGATGTGATTCCTCCACATCCGTTTAGCGTCACCGCTACGGAATGTAAGGAGATCGTGCATGAGGCTTCGGGGTGTATCCATTGGCTCATAAATAAGGGTTTACTTCTTTGTTGATTTACCGTTCTTGCCATTACGAGCGCGGTTCTTAGATCTAGCTTCTAGGACAGTTTTCCCGCTCTTTGTATGGCTTACGTCTTTTCCTTTAGTGCCTGATTTGCCATCTTTACCAGCAATTCCTAAGCTTTTCCTTTTAGCCCATCTTTCACCATCTGCCTTTTTAAGACGAGCTTTTTTAGGACCAGAGGCAAGAGAGCCTTTCTCTCTTTTTCGATAGGCTTTATCATATTCTTTCTTTTTAGCTAAGGCGCTGGGTTTCTTTTTGTAGTAGCTAGATGAACTAGAAGTAGCCATCTTTATATATGTCTTTTGACATCATCGAATGTTAACTCAGGAATTAATCCAGCAAGACCCGCTAAGGGGCTTCCATCAACAGCTACTCCTGTTATGTCATTAACTTTTAGCCACTCAATAGCGGCTCTTAAATCAGCTGTTGAGGCTTCTCCAGTTTTAATCCTATTTGTTATTTCTGTAGTAAGGATTGAATGTAATTCTTCAAAGTCCTCACCCTTGGTACGTTTAGTCATAGGTTTATGTAATTACAACTTTATCTTGAAATAATCTTGTTTCGATAAAATCAACAGCAGCATCATCAATAGTATTATCTGTTGTTGAGGTTAACTTTCTAAGAAGATCAATAATTAGTTTTTTAACTGGTTCAGAAGTTGCAAACTTAATTAGTATTGGTTTGAGTAAGGATACGATCATTGTTGATTAGATTTAGTTTTACATTCGTACTCTTGTTCTTTCCAAGGGAGTTTCAACCCTTCTTTAGGAGTACATTCTTTTTTCAGATACTGCTTTACAGCAGCTTTTTTCTTTGCTTGATATTCAACGATTGGAACTACGTCACTACACATGTCATAGACACGCGAGGTTTCAGCCAGCATAAAACCTTTACGCTGGAGGTCGCTACATTTCAGAGCGCGAACTAATTCGTAGTCCAGACGCATCTTCTCCTCTTGTCGAGCTGCAATACGTCTACATTGTCTTAGTCCCTCACGGTCAAGGGGAACCATGAAGTTAATTTGACCTCCCCAGTTTTCAGCTAGTGTGTAGCTTCTTTGGCTCATCTCATCATCATAGGGAACCGTATGATTGCCCATGTAGAACGGACTGAACGTCATTGTAGGACCGTTGCAGCTAATGGAACCCCCGTAATGTTGTCTACTAGGAGCACCATTGTTCTGAAATTGAATTGCGCTATTGGTGACATTTCCCGTCGCCGCAGCAACTGGATTAGACGTGTTATGAGTTTCTCCCTCAGCTGCCTTTACAGGAGCTACTGAGAGAAGACTGATAAGGAAACAGTAGTAGATTCCGTTTCTATAGTTCTTTCTATTTCTGTCAGTTCTATTACTTGACTCGCTGCTCTTGTTACGACTTCCAGTGAGAAGTCTGAGCCAGCCGTTGTCATGTTGAATATTGAATCGCTGTCTACTATTCCTCCAGAGGTTGCGGAGGTATGAGTTATGTTGTCGCCTGACCATTTATTTAATGCGGCCCCGTAGGTGGTTGTTGTGATTTCCTCAGTTATATCCTGAGTTGTTGTGGTCGTACTGTTCATACTCCCCTGCGTAAAATTGGGTTGAACTAATTCAGCTTTTACTACCGTGGGTGAGACCAGTAGGAAAAGTAAAAGCCATTTCTTCATGTTTCTTTCTTTTTAGCCATTGGACAAATTAATTCTTGTTTACCATTGCCTTTGCTATTGTTTGTCTGGAGTCCAAAGGAATAAAGCGCAGAACCAAACAAACTAGCTACAAAGGTTATATCTGTGTTTTGGGTCTTCTTTATCATCGGAAGCTCGATGTAATTAAGAGTTATGACTCTCAAATAAAGCCCGACCAAACCACCACTCCAAGACGAACAAAAGTACCAAGTATAGCTACCTGAGCTTCATGGTCTTCCGCTGCATCTTTTAGTTTGTTGAACAGGTTTGGTTTCGGGCTTCTCTTTTCTTCTTCTGCTTTTCCTTCCATTTATCTACTTTTCCTTGTAGGAATTTCTGGATTTGTTTCTTAATTTTATTAAAGAAAGGGGTTGCTAAGGTTGTGGTAGCTACAGCCGCTACAGCCGCATAAGTAGCCGTAGCTACTACTTCAGCCGTAGGTAAAGGTAAATCTATTTTTATAACAGGCAACGTATAACTAGGTTGTTCTGTTTTAGCTGTTTCTTCATCCTCTGTTGCCTCTGGTACTTCCTCCATCTCTACTCCTTTAGGAGCTTGAAGAGTATTTGGAGGAATAACAATAGGTGGAAAGACAGGCATCTCTGCTGATGGTTGCTTTAGAGGGATGCTAGGCATATCTAAAGCTTTAGGTAGTTTAGGAACCTTCACCTAGCTCCAAGGCTTACCTACACCTGTTGTTGGAGTCTTTTGTTCATTAACGCCGTTCTCTACAGCAGCTTCAATAGCCGCTACAGTGCCTTCTTTATCGGCATCTAGCTTGCTTTTTATCCAGCCAAGAACAGTTTCTTCCGTCAAGTCACCATAAGGTACAAGGGTGTCAGGTTTAGAAAGATTAACTTCACCTGTAACTCTAAATTTATAAGTACCATCTTCACCGTTAACACCAAAGATAACTTTATTTACATACCCATCTGCAAGTTCTCTTTGAAGATTATTTACGTGCCAAGTTTTTGTTGTCATTTAAGTTTTTATTGAATAATTTGAGTTTTTTAGCTTGATTATCTACCAAGGAACACCAGTAGTAATGCTTGGGGTTTTTGCTTCTGTGATCTGAGATGCAATAGAAGTTTC